GGTGGCGTCCCAGATTCCCTCCCAATGGGGGAATCCGTCCGTGAACTCATTATAGTCCACGTGCATCATAGACCCATAGTCTACGATGGTATCGAAGTTACCTTCGATACGTACTCCCAACTGTAGCATTGTGCCAACGAGGGAGTCCATCATACCAATAAGGTATGCTGCAGGGTTTACGCACACCACTGTGTGCTGTACACCCTTATCACTGTTGTCCATCCAGACAACAATGCGACGACCTAGTTTCAGGTCGTTACTCACCAGTACAATGTACCGGGGAATCCTCTTCCACTTGCGCAGTTCGTGCAAGATGTAAGAGTCCGACTCAATGAAAAGGTTGAGTCGGTTCACTACCCTCTTGGGTAGTGGCGCATCATTCGTAATATACGAAATGATGTCCTCAGCACACGTGTCCTCAAGGGCAGCGTATGTGTTGAGCCAGTCGTTGAACAAGTCAACGGCCGCTGGATATTTACTAATCCAGCGAGGTTCCATCCCGACGTTCATCGGGTCTGCAACCTCAATACGACTTCTTCTTACGAAGTACGTATCAACCTCCTGGAATTCAAATCCAGGAGATTTCCACTGTTCTATGAACTGTGGCCAGTCGACGTAGGGCTCTGTACTGTGCCCGTGCGTCCACTCCCTATCTACTTTAAAGATAGGTTCTACAGGGTCCTTTCCCTGCAGTATAGATCGATAATAATACGATCTAGCAAGCCGCATAAAAGTGACTTGCGGAGACTCGATCTCTCTGGTCTTGAAGGACCGGAGCATAGCTCGTGTCTCATCCGTCTTCGGATCGATGACGGAGTCCACCGGTAGGTACGGCTTTAGAGCCGTCGCCGCCGGTAGCATAAGGTGGTGTTTGACTACCACCTTATCAAGTCGTGATGACCTCACGAACTTGTAAGCTACAGTACCAGACTGTAGCTTCGTAAGACGAAATTTCGTCTCACGTGCGTCGGCGGACTTGTCGTCCACAACCCGACGCATGAAGGCCCACTTATCAGTGAAGGCCCCATCACCCCCAATTTCTAAGGGGGTGTAGGGACTGATACAGTCCCTATCCTGCGGAAGCAATAAATGCTGCAGGATGCCGGCGCGGTGGAAATACGC